CCTGTGTCCTTGCAGCACTATAAACCTCAATTTCCACGCACGTTATTTGCGCCTACGCATCCGGCTGACTAGACCGGCCGTACCACCAGCTAATACCGTGAGTAGATCATGAGATTGGAACATGCCACACTGCCATTTTCTATTTATGTAGCGACATTTGAAAGTCCATGTAGCTCGACCGAGTAGGTGAAGATCCACCTGCCAATTTGCGTATCAACACCAGGTGCACCGGGCACAGTTGCAACGCAGTAGAACATGCCTTGAGTTGAACGATTAAGGACATCAACATTAGTTTCATCTGTGTTAGAGTTGACATCGAACAACTTCCGTCTATGTACTAGCGGAACATTGAACGAGACCCTCTCCCACAAGTTAAATGATCGCACGGTTGCATCATTCTGAGCAGCGGTGAGGCGCGCGCCGTGAGACGCAGCCTTGATAACCACCATCTGTTCAGGATTGCTTTCGAATGCTAATGTCATCTGTCCATTCGCCAACGCAGAAGCTGGGCCAACACTTGGGAGCCACTCGCAACGCACACTCCTGTATTTGTACTCTTTGTAGAGAGCAGGAATTGTGGTATTGTTAGCAACCCCTTCGTCACCACAGTCAAAATATCTAATTTGAGAGTCTGTGGTGCCAGCAGAGCCTACTTGCATCACTCCGGAGTACGTCCTGGAGTTGAGTACTTGGCCGTTGAATCCAGCCATTGGTCGAGGCACACGAGCCTTTCCCCTAGTCAAGGGATTGCTCCGTCGCCTTCCTTGTTTGTTCTTCGTGTTCGCCATTATGGTTTGAGTTGCTCGAATAGTCTTATTCCCTGGAGAAGGTTTACGTAAGGCACAGCGCCCACATTACCCAATGTGTCACTGAACTTAATTCCTTCGAAAAGCTCTTCCAGGGCTATTTGAGCGTCAGGAGTATGGCCAAATGCTCTCCAAAATGAATGCCGCATCTCGTCAGAAATGCTATCAACACACTGACCACCAACCATAGCAAACTCTTGTTCACGATCCATGTCCAATAGCATGGTCTTGTCAGTAACTGTGACATCAGGGAAACACTTGTAGAATTGTTCCAAAATTGGAACCCCTGAATTACTGAGACGACCACACATCCCAACGGAGGATAGCCATTGGGTGAACTGGAACTGATGAGTAAAAGAGAATGCAGAATGGAGGTCTTTAGATGTGGCAACAATTGGATCACGAACACAGATGTTATGATCGGGACTGGTAAGGACATTGACTTGACAAAAGGGGACCTGCCGAATATCATACAGCGGGTCCTCTCTCACCATTTTAAATCCCATTTCAGCGAACCAGTCGGAAAGATCAGAAGTACGTTTTAAGTGCTTCTTTTCAAATATTAGTACACAGTCATCACCGTTGTTAGCCAGTGAGCAGGGTATTTGCTTTTGCCTCATGTAGGCATGAACCATAGAGGACATCAATAAGCAATTTCCAAGTGACGTGTTCATATCGCCGGAC